AACATAGTGATGGAGTTGTCCCCAATAGTAACACAAATTGTTTAGATATAAAGAATGGGCGTGAGGATGGATTAGAAACCGATAATTTCTGCTGAGTTTACAGCGTATTATCATCCTCGGGTAACTGAAAAGTAGCACTGGCTATTCCGAAATTCTAAATTAAAGAGAAACCACCAAAGGGGATAGGTATGCCTATCAAAAACTGAGATAAATATGATATACGAAAAGAGAGATAAAGGTAAAAAGTACTTATTTGATAAGAAAGTAGACCGTGCTGTAGAAAATGGTAGGAAAATAGACTATTATTACACTATAATGGACGATGGGAAGGAGTATACAGTGATTATTAACGAGGAAAAGGCTAAAGAAAAGGGAAATCATTTACTAGCATTCTTAGATATCTATAAATCTGAGAGTTACAAGGCATGAGAAAAGTTTATGAACATTTGTCTAGGCGTGAATTTCTTATAAAATTCTTCGGATTGTGGAATACACTGCTTACAGACGACTATACACTTACTAAAAAGGAGTTACAATTCCTTGTAGAGGTGTTAATGTTGCCTGAAAAGTTTAAATATAGCAGATTTAGCACTGCAGCAAGGAAATATCTGGTAAAACAGTTCGATTATGCAGGTTGGAAGCTGTCACCGCAAGGATTTTCGCGAGTAATAGACTCGTTAAGTAAGAAAGGAATACTAGTTACAGATGAAGATGGTGTAATAGATGTACATCATAGTTTAAAAAAGGTTATTGACAATAATAGAAAGGAGTATACATTCTTTGTTGGCTTTAGATTAAAGGAGGAAGAATAATGGAACAGTTTATTTTTGATAAATTAGACACTAAGTTGAAGGAATACATCGAAGAATTCGGTAAAGCTCCTAAAAGACTACTTTTAGACCCGTATGCATACATGGAATTAAAGATTGCGTTAGGGTATGAGGAAGAAGATTTCGAACATGACATCCATACTTGGAAGGGTTTTTCAGTTTTGGTTAATATAAACCAAGATGAACCTCTCTTAGAGTTTGTATGATAAGAGATCACCTAGATAAATATAATCCTACGAGTGTAGAGGACGTTTATAGGATGGCTGCCGAGATTACCGGTAAGGACGAAGCTTTAGTGAAAAGCGTAGTTGCCCATCCTTTTAGCTATATAAGGAAGGCTATTTCTAATTTAGAGGAACCTAGCATATACTTACACTCTTTTGGAACATTTACTGCAAGTTTAGCAGGTACAAATAAACATATTAGGCTTTGGATAGAGGCTTATAGACAAAATAAGATTGATAGAAAGTACTGTGTAGATAAAGTAAGCGCATTATGGGCATTAAGACAAAAATTTATACAGTTAAGAATTAATAATGAATAAAGATTATGATAAAAGAAACCATTCTATTTCTTTAAATAAAGAAGAGAGTATGGAAACTGTTAAGGCTAGCACAGAAGTAAAATTAGATAAGATTACGCCTGGCGAGTATAACAAACGATTAGTAACCGAATTACCAGACTTTGTAGATAAGATTACCATTAAAGGTAATAATCTATTAGTTAGATTTTTAATACCTATAACTACAGGTAATATTATAATTCCTTCTATTGAGTTAATTCCCAGTGATTCTGGTGAAAAACTTATACCTAAGCTAAAAGAACAAGAGCTCACTACTAGAGCTGTAGTTATTTCAACAGGAGATGGCGTTACAACAAAGTATACTAGAGGAACTATGATTGATGTTAAAGCCACTAACAGCTTAATGGCTATGCAATATGTTCCTACTATTATAAAAGGGGAAGATGAAGGAAACTTTTTCTTAATACCTGAGTCATATATACAAGTAGTTTGGAATGAAGAAGACTGAATATAACGCTACATCTCCAGCTAGACAGGATGGGGAGACTATGGAACAGTATAGACGTAGGCGTAAACTATTGAATCTATACACTAAAATTTACAAAACGTACGGATCTGAAGGTATGAAAGAGATTGAAGAGTTTCTACAGGCTACAGGTTCTGAACAGAATAATAATGGACGAATTGAAAAACTTAAACTCAGTACCGGCCCATCTACAGATGACGCAGGAGAGCAGAGCGAAACTGATAATGGACGCACTGACACTGGGGAACCCCTCATCGGGGACGGATGATGAAGGTCATTTCACCTCCTCAATAGATTTCGATATAAAAGGAGATGAGCGTCAGATGTTAATCGATACTCTACTCACAATATTAGTTACAGATGCTTGATCTCTTTGATATAGTAAAGGGGGACCCTATAATTAAGGTGTCCTCCTTATATATACCGGAGCTTAAAAGGATCTGGGATGCAGATACGGATCCTGATAAGATCAATGCTACACAAAAATTAGTGTTCCTATATCATTATACCCAACCCTCTAGTGCTTATGCATCTCTACCAGACGCTACAAGATTGGAGCAGTGTAAACAAGCTTTTCTATTGGGAACTGATATTGACCTAGAACTACAGAATGCTATTGATACTGTCAAAGCTGGAAGGTCTGCGACAGAGCTATTGCACGAATCAGCTAAGAATGGTATGTATAAGATAGCTAGATATCTAGATGAGACTGACATTAATAACGAGAGTATTAATAAAATGCTGTCTACCATACGAGGAATACCGGAAATTATTGAAGTAGGTAGTAAAACTACTAAAGCGTTAGAAGAAGATATGCGTAAAGCCGGTAAGAAAGTAGGATTTAAAAGTGATATACTCACAGATCATAATATAGACGAAGACGAAGATTGGTAACTGAAGCTCAAATAAAGAAAGCTACTGTAGGTAAACGTGGAGTATTTAAAGATTCTCCAATAGCCTATTCTATGGAATCCCTTATTCTAGATGTTCCGGAAGAAGCTAACGTTAGTTTTGCTGGATTACACAATCCAGTAGCTAATTTACCTTGGGAATATATAAACTTTACAGACAGCAGTGTATTTTCACCTGCTGCTAACGCTTTTAAAGCAATAGAGAAGAAGACTGGTGAAGGTAAATACACCAATGCTATTAAAGGGACGGCTGAATACTTTTCTTTTTGGAAACAAGAACGGAAAAGAATCCTACATGGATACGAGCCTATAGTAGATGGTAAGCCTTGTGGAGTAAGGATAACGGGGGAACACTATTTCTATTTGAATTACGCACGTATAGATAAGCGTATTAAGCTTCCTAGCGGTGAAGAAGTTAAGAACCTGGACTTTCCAGACTTTATGTTAATGGATTATTACTGGTTCTTAGAGTTAGAACGTTGTGAAAATCCTAGTAAATACGGAGAGGATAAGAAGTATGGCATGATTATGGCTAAAGCTCGTAGAAAGGGTTGGTCATTTAAGAATGCTGCAGGGTTAGCTTGGAAGTATACATTCTTTAAAAAGAGTTATTGTATTATTGGAGCATTCCTAGAAGATTACGCAATGACTACTTTCGGGTTTGTTCTAGAGATGTTATCCTTCTTAGAAGAACACACACCATTTAAACATGGTAGATTAGTAGACAAGCCGGCTAACGGTACTATCATGAGTGGTTACGAAGAAGTAATTGATGGTAGAAAGGTTAGAAAGGGATATAAGTCTACTATTAAGGTAATGACTTTTAAGAGTTCAGCCTTTAAATCAGCAGGTAAATCAGCTACACGATTCTTATTTGAGGAAGCCGGTCTATTTGAGAACCTAGAAACAGCTTACGCTATATCAAAGCCTCTATTTATGGATGGTAATATCATGATTGGTATTCCTATTATATTTGGAACGGGTGGAGATATGAGTGGTAGAACGCAGGATTTTGCAAAGATGTTTAAGAATCCTGAAAAACACCAGTTACGTGCGTATGAAAATATTTACGATAAAGATAAAGTAGGTAATTGTGGATTCTTTGTCGATGAGATGTGGTATAGACCTGGTAAGGTTATCGTAGGAGATAGGACTTATGAACAAGTAGATTCCAATGGTAACCCTTTGAGATGGGCTTCAGAACATGATTTAGAACTAGCTAGAGAGTTAACTCGTAGAGGAGATAGAAAAACCTACCTAGATAACTTAACACAGTATTGTAAGACTCCTGCAGAAGCTTTCTTAGTACCTGATGGTAACATCTTCCCTACAGCAGAGCTATACGAGAGACTGACTGTATTAGAGAGTGATAAGATGTATAAATATCTTGGAACTCCTGGAGAATTAGTCTTCTCTGATAAAACAGATAGTATAAATGGGTTAAGGTTTGAGCCGGATTTAAATGAGAAACTAAACCCTCTATATCATTATCCGGTAAAGGTTGATGAAGATAGAACAGGATGTATAGTACTTTATGAGTCTCCTATTATATTAGATAATGGAGAGGTGCCTAAAGATGCTTATATTATAGGACATGACCCTTATGGATTAAATACAGACACTGGGGAGTCATTAGGAGCTGCTTATGTATTGCTTTCTAATAAATATAGGAAGTATGGGTACAATAAGATAGTAGCTTCGTATGTGGGTAGACCGTCAGGAGGTAATAGTATGACTGTGTATAATACTAATTTAGAGAAATTAAGTATGTACTACGGTAATGCAGAGATAATGTTTGAGAATACTAGAGGGTCTGTATTAGAATACTTTAGTAAAAGAAGGAAACTACATCTATTAATGGATGAACCTGGATACACAATGACTAAACTTACTGGTAAGAAATATGCCGGTACGCGTATTAAGGGTACAACCATGGATAACCCCAAGTTAAAACCTCAAGGAGAGTTATATTTATATGACTGGCTTTTAGAAGAACGTGGGCTGTCTGTAGATGGACGTATGATAAAGAACTTAGATTTACTACCTGATCCAGGATTAGTAAAGGAATTAATACAATATAATAGAGATGGTAACTTTGACCGTGTAATGGCGTTTATACAAGTGATTATAGCTCTCGAAGAAACTTACAATGAGTTTGAAGCAGAGAAATATGATAAAACACATAGTTCACAGAGTAACGCTTTCGGAGCTTTAAGAGAGCATTTCCATATAAAAAGAAAATAATGAAACATTTAAAACAACGTATTTCTTATAAAAAGAAAATAGCCAATGATTATGAATGGGCTAAAGAAGAAATCGATGCTATACTAGACGGTAATCTAGGGGATTGGCATAGTCAGGGACAGGAATACGCTAGAGATTCTAGACTTAATATGATGATTAGGTCGTATGAATTATACAACAACCAGATTAATGATGTGGATTTTGAGGAATACTTCGATAGTGTTAAGTATGACTTGTCGCATAGGAAGGATAAGATTGCTCCTTATAATAAAGCACATAACAAGATTAATGTATTATTAGGAGAAATGATTAAAAGGCCTTTCTCATTCAAAGCAGTACTTACTAATATAGAAGGTGCTAGAGCTGTTTGGGCTATGCGTAAAGAGTTGCTTCGAGAATATGTTGAAGGACAAGTTGCGAAAGCACAGATACTGGAGAAGATTAATGCGTCTGAACTAGATGACCAACAGAAGCAGCAAAAGATACAGGAAGTAGAACAACAGTTTGCTCAGATTAAGAATCCGGAACAGATTGAAGAGTATCTCAAAATGGACTATCTGGAACCTAGAGAGATTAAAGCTAACAAACTATTAGATGATAACCTGCTTAGATTGCATATAGACGATAAAAAGAAAGATTCATTTAAACACGGACTGCTTTCTGCGGAAGAGCATGCTTGGGTAGGTGTAGTAAATAATACTCCTACTATAAAAGTGCTTAATTCTCCTAATGTAATTTACCACAAATCTCCTGATATTAAGTATATCCAAGACGGTGATTTTGCAGGGTATATAACTTATATGAGTGTAGCCGACATTCTAGATACATTCCGAGATCTTTCTAAAGAGGATATCAAATCTTTAGAAGATAAGTATCAACATATTAGAAACAGTTCATATAATGGTGAGTGGAAACGTACCAGAGACGATTCTTATGAACGTTATATAAGAAGTACACAAGCAGGTAATCGTGGACAGTATGGTGGTGTGTATATGGATGATGTAGAAGTTGCCCATGTGGAATGGAGAAGTCAGCGTAAAGTAGGATTCTTTTCTTATTTAAACGAAAAGGGAGAACTAGAACAGACATTAGTGGATGAATTATTCCCGTTTAATAAAGAGGACCCCAGACATATTTCTATTGAGTGGGAATGGATACCAGAAAGATGGGAAGGTGTTAGGATAGATAATTCAATTTATACTAATATAGGCTCTGTACCGTTTCAGTATGTAGACCCAGAAGATCCATTAAGACAGCCTTTAAGTTATAAAGGTATCATATATGACAACACGAATACCACACCAATCTCTACTATGGAGCGTATGCGTCCTTTCTTAATGCTTTACTTAGTTGTAATGCATAAACTAAAGAAATTGATATCTAGAGATAGAGGTAGTATTATTAGTGTAGATGTTTCTAAACTAGATCCAGAATTAGGTCTTGAGGAAACTATGTACTATTTAGATGAGTTAGATGTTGAGTTCTATAACTCATTAGCTAATGCAGAAAAGCCTGGAGCTGCCCAAAGAGGTGCCTCGCATAACTCTCTAAGTAGATCTAATACTAATCAAATCATGCAGTATATTAATATACTACAATGGTTAGATGAGCAGATTGGTGATGTTGCTGGAGTTACTAGACCTAGGGAAGGACAAACTTCTCCATACGAGGCTGTAGCTAATAACCAACAGTCTATTATGCAGTCTAGTACTATTACAGAAATACTACACTTCACGCATAACAGCCATTGGGAAAATATACTAAATGATTTTGTAGATTTAGCTATTAGGGTAGCAGATGATGAAGGTGTGAATAGAGCTACATTAAACAGTTCTATGGAACGTGGACATATTAATATAGAGCCTGGAGAGTTTGATAATGCGAAGTTTGGTGTATTTGTTACAAATGATCCTAGATCTACACAAGTTTATAATGATCTTAAAATGATGTCTCAAGTAATCTTACAAAGAGATAAAGGTAAATTGTCTCATGTTATTAAGATGCTTAAGCAAAAAAGCTCTATTGAGGAACTTACTAGAGAGATAGAGAAGTTTGAGAAGTATGTAGAAGATTCAGAACGCAGGGCTCAAGAAGCTCAAATGCAGCAGATTAAAGAACAAACCGCTGCAGAGGAACGTAAAGATATGCGTGAGAAAGAATTTACTGCTAGGGAGAATAAGCTTGACAGAGAGTCTCAAGAAAGAATTGCAGAGATTAGATCATTTACATTTGCAGAAGATCAAGATGTTAATGATAATAATGTACCGGATCAACTAGAATTAGAAAAAGTAAAGGCTAACGAAAGAATAGCTGATAAAAATATCGCCTCTAATGAGAGGATTGCAGATAAAAAAATGGCAAACGATTTACAAAAGGAGAGGGTAAAAGCTAAAAACACTCCCAAAACTAAGAAATAATTATGACGTACAAAGAAGTATTCTTTAATGAAGAAGCTCGCAGTAAGCTAAAGAAAGGTGTAGACACACTAGCTAATGCTGTAAAAGTTACATTAGGCCCTAGAGGTAGAAATGTAATTATTCAAAAACCTGGCAGTATGCCGCACATTACTAAAGATGGTGTTACTGTCGCTAGAGAAATTAATTTAGAAGATAGTGTTGAAGACATGGGGGCCCAAATGGTAAAAGAGGTAGCCTCTAAAACAAATAGTTTAGCCGGAGATGGTACAACTACTGCCACAGTCTTAGCACAATCAATGTTTACAGAAGGCTTAAAAAGTATTGCGAACGGATCTAATCCAATTGATTTAAAACGCGGTATGGATAAAGCAGTCAAACATGTAGTAAGTAATCTTAAACTTATTACCGAAGTTATTGACGATGAGGCTAAGATTTTAGATATAGCAACTATCTCAGCAAATAATGAACAAGAAGTTGGACAACTTGTATTTGACGCAATTAATTCCGTAGGGACTAACGGAGTAGTTACCGTAGATGAGAATAAGACTTCGCAGACAGTTATTAATAAAGTAGATGGTATGTCTTTTCCTAGAGGATACGAATCGCCTCATTTTATAACAGATAAGCAGTCTCAGAAATGTATTCTTGAAAATCCATATATTCTTTTATGTGAAGATAAGATATTGGAAATCAATCATATTCTAAGATTATTAGAATCTATTAGTCAAGAAGGCAAACCCTTATTATTAATTGCTTCTGATATAGGCGGTGTAGTTATGGCTACATTAATACAGAATCATTTGAGGGGTGTTATACAGACCTGTGT